AGACTCTCGAGCGAATCTCTTGCGGTCTGCATGCTATCCATACCTGCACCGAATTCGGATAACTGATTCTGTATAGTCTGTATTCTTCTTCTGACACCTTTAATCTTTTCTTGTAATTTCTCCGCATCATCCACTCGTTTAACTTCATCAAAATATTTAACTTGAACTTTCTCAACTTCTGCGGAGATGGTTGAAAGTTCTTGTTGTAGATTCGTATTCGCCCTTTCAATTTCTTCTTTCTTGCTCTTACACTCGGAAAGTTTATGTTCTTTTGTGCTTCCAAGGATTTCTTGATCGCACGTTGGGCAGGTGTCATTCTCTTCATAGAAAGTAATGTCCTTATCGAATTTTTTAATCTTAGATTGAAACTGAAACTCGAATTTCTCAAACTCAGACCTCTTCTTTGCAAGTTTGCCCAGTTCGGTGTCTAATTTACTTAGAAGATCTTCTTGTATTTCAACATACAGTGTTTCTAAAAGATTAAGTTCTACTTGCTCTTCTTCAAGATCTTTTTGTTTTTCTTGTCTAGCAGTCTCAGATATTTTCTCGAGTTCACGAATATGATTTTTTTGCGCAACAATTTTTGTTTCAATAATTTCTAGTTCGTGAGAATTATGAGTCATATCATCTTTAAGTTTTGACACATTTTCTTTTAAAATTGCGTTCATCTTTGATAAAACATTTATATCAAGTAAATCCTCAATGACTTCTCTTCTCGTATGAGCAGGTAACTGCATAAAAGGAATAAACGAAGAGGATCCAAGGACGACTACCTGATGAAATGACTTATGATTGAGTTTCAGGATATTCTGCTCGAGAACCTTTTGATACTCTTTAATGTGTGAGTTCTGATTAATCAGTTCGTCGCCTTTCCAGATCTCGCAGATGGTTGGTTTCAACCCACGAACGATCTTATACCCAACGCTATTAACATTAAACTCAACCTCAACAAGCATCGCTTTATTATTGATCGTATTGATCAACTGGATCTTATTAATGTTTCTGTGTGGTTTTCCGAACAACGCGTAAGAAAGAGCATCGAGCATAGTCGACTTGCCCGAACCATTTTGTCCTACTACTAAGGTAGAGTGTGTCTTGTTTAGGTCTAGTTCTACAAAGTTGTCGCCGGAAGAAAGAAAATTTTTGAATCGTAGTTTCTTAAAAACTATCACGCAATCTCCAAAGTTTGTGCCTCAATCATTAAACGATGCACCTCGGACTTAATCCGATCTTTATCAAGGTCAGTATCAACCGCATCAATATAAGTATATAATAAACTTTCCGTGTCTTCAACACTTATCTTATCGTCGTCAACATTTGCGCCAACGAAGTCTTGAAAGTTCTCTACAATCTGTAAACCAAATATAGAACGTAAGTTTATACGATCTACCAGTTTTTCAAATTCTTGTGGATCTGCTTTATTTACAACAATCAGTTTGACAAACTTTTTATCTAAGTAACTGAGGTCGCCAATTTCTCTACCGTCATAATATACTTTCTCAAAGATAGTAATTGGATTTTCAATTGCTTCCATATCTCTAGTTTCGGTATCAAGAACATGAAAGTATTTTCTATCATCACAGTCATTCCAAAAAAACTGCATCTGACTGCCCAAATAATAGACGTTGTCAATGCTTGACTTGGTATGGAAATGCCCCGAGAGGACTGCCTCGAACTTGGAGAATAGAGAGTGTGCCATCCCATCGGAACAGGGTATGCCTTTCTGCATCTCAAACCCTGCGAGTTCTAGATGAGCGCCGACCATATCAGCAGTGCAATTATCAAGAAACTCAAAGGTCTTTTTTTCATTCTCAGGATTAATCCATGGGATCAATGCCATCTTAAGACTGCCGTATTGTTCAACAGTAGGTTGCTCGATGATTCGAACCTCGTTCATATAATGACCAAGGAGTTCCTTCAGCGCGTTTAACTTATTGGTGTTTTTGAAATAAACATCGTGATTACCTGGAATAATATCCATGTGTATATTAGAATCGCGCAAGACATCAAGAAATATTCTGCGATTGTGGTGCAGTGCCTTAAAATTAATTGAAGTGCGGTTTTCATAGTAATCTCCCAAGTGCAAGATTTTTTTAATGCCACGCACTTCTAGAGCGGGGAAAAAAACGCCTCGATAAAATTTTTCCTGATAATCCATAAAGATTTCAGAAGAGTTACGAATACCACAATGAGTATCGTTTAAGATTGCAATCTTCATTTATTCACCAGTTATGTATCACATTTGCCATAATAAAAAAACAGGTTAGAAAGTTAACACCCACAATAACAGATCTTAACAAAGCAACATAATTGTCATAAGGTTCGGTCTTATCGTCCGAAAATCCACCCAGAGCATACTTCCATATAGTCCAGACTTTTTTCATTTAGTTTACTAGAAACTCGCTCAAATCAGAATCAACTGCTCGGGTACGCTTTACCTTTTCTTTCTTAGCGTAGGTGGTAAAGTTTTTATCTTTCTCTTTGATAACGTCGATTCTTTCTCTCAACTCATCAACGAATGCTTGCGTTTGCAAAGTAGCAGAATTATTATCTATCTCTTCTGCTACCAACAATTCTAATCCACTCTCACTTAGATATTTGAGTTTAATATCTTGTTGTTTCTTTTCTTTCTGTATTCTTCTTAAGAAAGCATACCACGCAATCTGCGTGAAATACGCGAAAGCATTTGGTTTTCCTGTTCGCGTTGCGACTTCTAGATTATAATTCTCAATCGCTTTAAGGCAATTTTCGACAGCATCCATAACCATCTCTTCGCGATAAGTGTACCTGACAAAATTTGCTTTGTGTGATAACCCTTCTGCTATTTTTAAAAAACATTCCGCGATATAATTGGTTACTTTAGGTTTTTCAGCATTGTCCTCTGTTTTTGATTGTCTGACAAGAGTCACATAATCTACAACTGCTGCAGAGAATTGAGCATTATTCACATAGTGTGGTTTTTCATTTGCTTTCATAATTACCTCAAAAAATATAGTATAGCATAAATTTAATTGATATTAAAGGGGTTGTTTTTTCCTTAAAATTGCAGTATAATAAGAACATCGTCGTTCGGGGAAGTTAGATACTAAAATCGAGGAAACTGAATGACATTACTCGGTAGCGCTCCTGAATCAGCATTTGCAATAGAGGAAACTGTTTCGTGTAATTGTTCTAGTCGTAATCTCAAATAATACTCTTCTCTTTCTTCATGAGTAACATGCGCGTCATTTACCGCATCATCATACTGTATTTTTAAATATTTATTAACTTCTGCTATTCCTAAAACATGATCGCTACTAACAGAAATAAAATGTTCTGAAGATTCTACGTATTGAAACCATGGCCGGAAAATATAATACTTTTGTCTACCCTTTCCAACACAATCGATCGCCATTGCATTTCTTACTAATAAATCTCCGTCCTCAGTCCACTCTACTATATCGCAAATTAACTCTTCACCGTTCGACAATTTTATTTGATTTGTTGTCATAACTGAACCTGCGTTACTTTAAAATTAAACTTCTCATTCTTATATATTTTAATTCTTTCAGCACTATGTCCTAGAGTAAAATTGGGTTTGCCATTAGATCTTAAATCATCGGCAATGTCGTATAGTTTCGTGTCTCTGCCATCATCTGACAATCGTAGACCTCTACCAATGGATTGTAACACCCTGATTTGCGATTTGCTGGGAGATGCGAAAACAACATTATGGATATTACGTATGTTGATCCCAGTACTAAAAGTGCCCAAGGAAGCAAGAGTAATAGAATTTGATTGTGACTCGACAATTTTTCTAATTGCTTCACGATCATTTGCTTTGACTTCTCCACTAACATAAAACAACCTCCGCCCATCTTCTAGTTTATCTTCAATCAGATCTCTTAAAACCTTTCCGTGTTTTTCCACTAGGTTAAATAATATTAATGTATTGCCTTCTAAACTACACGCGAGATTACGAATAAATCTATTTCGTGCATCACAAGAAACAATAAAATCTATCTCGTCTTGATACGTTGCTTCCTTTAATGTATCTCTTATTTCTTTCGCATATTGTAGTTGTATTATATCTATATTTAGGTTTGCTAACTTTTTCTCTTTTTGCAGTTTTGAAGTTGTGGTAACTTTCATTACAGGTCCAAATAAACCCTCTAAAACCAGTTTATTTGTTTCTGTTCCGTCTAAAGTTCCAGTAGTTCCAAATCGATATTCCGCATTAATCGCTTTATTCATAATAGACGATAATGATTTCGCTTTGAATCCATGACACTCGTCACCAAATATTGCACCGAAATTTTCAAACCATTTACCGCTGAGTCTATGAATCGATTGCCATGTTGTTATAATTATTCTCTTTTCAGTATCTTTATCTCTTCCTGAATATATCTGATGACAATTAGCGTCTGCATCAAATCCATAATCAGTAAAATCAGAATACATTTGTTGCACTAATCCTGTTGTTGGGACAACAACTAATACTTTCTGATCTTCATTATGGTTTAAAAACCAACGCATAAGTAAGTAAATAATAAAAGATTTACCCGATCCAGTTGGAGAAACCAGAACACAACGTTTGTTTTCTATTGCATGAGTTATCGCGTCATATTGATAGTCGCGAGGTAAAAAGGGTAGGTTCTCGAAAGTTGAGATAGTTTTAAGTAATTCGATATGATTTACTTTGTTACGATCGTTTGCTAGTCCATAGTGCGAGTCTTTAAGTGCAACGCCATATCCTCGGTTCATAGCAAATTGTTTTATTTTCCAGAATAAACCGGCATTAATTTCGCCGTTGTTTCTATTAAATAAACGTATTCTGCCATCCCACACCTTTCTTCGGTATGCTG